ATACCGACTTCTGGTGCTAGCGCACTAAGAGCTGTCAGTTCTTTGCCCAGTAGCCTAGCTGCTGTGTTAGTGTCAAATATGTTGGAGCGGTCAAAGCCTTTGAGGTGAGGAACCATTGGTAGCACTCCCATGTCAAACAGTATGTAGTGGGCTATCTTGCATACTTGAGGGTTGAATAGGAGAGGCTTCAGGAGTTCCAACTCTCTAGGTGGCTCTGGGTGTACCTGGAAGTAGAAAGCTTCCTTTGGTGAGAAGGCTATAGAGAAGCCTATAGGCATACGCTCTGTAGTAGTAGGAGTTTCTGCATCTATTGCTATGGCAGCAGGCGGACTGTCTAGGAAGTGTTGGAAGCGCTCCTTAGCATCTCCAGGACCATAGTAGAATACACTCATAGTAGAGTCTCTGCCAAGCTGCCTTTTATCATCTCAAAGTAGCTGTGTAGGCCAGCAGCCTTCATTACCTGTATACAGTTGTGGCAGCTCTCAGGTCTCTTTAGTCCATACACATACAGTATAGCTCCTTCTATTGGAACTCCAAATTTAGCTGCTTCACATACTGCGTTGACTTCAGCATGGATGACTCTGATACAGTGACCATCAACTATGTTACATCCTACTTCAGTGCAGTGTAGCTCTCCTGCTGGAGCACCATTGTAGCCAGTGGATACTATCCTGTTGTTCCTGACTATCACTGCTCCAACTGATGCCCTCGGGCAGGTGGCTCTGGTAGATACATCCTTTGCAATGCTCATAAAGTACTCATCCCAGTTCGGTCTCATTTTAGTTACCTCCTTATGCCGTTGCTAATACTGGTTCTCCTGCATAAACATTTCCATACTGGTATGCTGGAATCTCTACTACACTCGGTTTCTGCATTATCACTAGGTCTTCTACATCAACTACCTTATCTCCCCTCGCTCTCATAAACGAAGTGTAGGCTGCTCCTGGAGGCCTCCACTTGAACCAATCCTTCTGTTGGAAACCTGCTAGTATACAGTCGTCTCTTGCTTGACCGCTGAGGTCTATCTCCTTCCCTTGCTCTATATGATTCTTAATTATGATAGTGAGAGTGCCTCCAGCTGGTAGAGAGTCATAGCACTTCTTATACACCTTCTCCATCTCCTGCCTGTAGATGAAGTCATTGAGATTGCCTATGTTCCTAGGGTCTTTAGAGTAAGACAGCAGACCACCTCCAATCATCTCGGCTGACAACTTATCTAGGCTCTTCTTCTTCAGTATGTTGCTATAAGGAGGACTGAATATGATGTGGTCTACTGGTATAGGCATAACCAGTCTACAGTCAGTAGGAATGAATACTATCTGATTAGATGCTCCTGGCGCTATCTCATCTATGCACTGGATACCTTGCTGAATAATGTCGTGGTAAGGCTTCTCCAACTCCATACACATTACCCTCCTGCCTATGAGAGCTGCTACCAGTATGCTACCAGTGCCTGCCATAGGGTCAAGGATTAGTTGTTCAGGCTCAGAGACGTACTCTATGCAGGCCTGTAGCATGTAGAGGTTAGCCTTAGCAGGATGGTCTGAGAGGTTAAGGAATGGAAAGATTCTCTTGCGGTAGTCAGAGTCAGGAGGGAACTTAACCCAGCCTTCCCCAGTGCGGCTATACTCAGGAGCAAACTCTCTGGTCATCTTCTGTCCTTCTTCCCATGCTTGTAGCCATGTATCATCCAGGCTATGAGTAGAGGTCTTATCATAGTCAGGAACCAGTCAGTGTGCTCTTCAGCTAGTTGTAGCGGTGTCTTTTTTGGTTTTGTCACTTAGCCTCCATTCCCTGCCACACTTCGGACAGTGGAACATAGTGTTATCTTCCCTAGGGGCAGTATGCCATACTAGAGGCTCCTTGCACTTGAAGCAGTAAGGGATGATGGCTATATAACAGGCGTTCCATCCTTGCCTTGCAATCTCCTCAGTCTCCATCAGTTTGTAAGGAATCGCTATCACCTCTGGTGGCTCTCCTACTAGTCCTCTTATTGTATCTAGTCCTGCTACTTCTGTCATACTTCTCTCCCAAATGCTGTCAGTATCTTTTCTGCTATCTTCTTGCCTATACCTTCTACCGCTGCTACCTCATTCAGGTCAGCAGTAGCTAAGTCTAATATGTTGCAGAAGTGCTCTGCTAGTGCTGCTGACTTCTTCTCTCCTATGCCTAGCTTGTAAGCATTGGAGAGGAAGAGCAGAGACTTCAGGAAAGGCTCAGCTTTCTTAATATGTATCCTAGGTCTAACTACTCTCCGTAATGTGCTATGCTCCTCTGGTGGCTTCTGCTCATTTCTGTATAAGGCTGACAGCATTCTAGCAGTACCTATCCAGTTCGTAGTATAGTATGTGATGATACCAGCCTTTGCTAGCCTATGAGTCCAGGCATATAGTAGAGAGTCATTGATAGCAGAGAAGCTATGACCTTTCTCTATGAACCCTCCTGGCTCTACCTTGTAGCAGAACAGTCTACTGCCAAGGTCTCTAGTGCTGATACCTGGCTGGTCGTGGCTATCTATAGGAACAGCTACTCCCTTTATCTTTAGCTTATCTGGGCTGGTGATACCTTCTACTATCTGGTAGTTCTCATCAGCATTATGGTAGTAGTCACTGAGCTGGTCTTCTGCCTCGTCAACATTACCTGCTAGCTCCCCTGCCTGCTTCCTGCTGAACTGTAGTGTCTTGCCTTCATAGTTGCTGAAGTAGTAGTCAGACATGTGTAGTAGATTGAGATTAGTGACAGTGACAGGGACAGACTGCTTGAGGAGGCGGACTATATTATCAGGCTCATTGCTGTCTACTAGGATAGTCATTCCTACTCCTTTGGCTTTTCTATCTCTGTTGGTACTTCCTTCTCCTCTTCCACATCAGGCTGAGGCGCTATGTCTCTGGCTACCATACTGTCCAGCTTTGTGTTCCTTGATTGCATGTCGTCTAGAGGAGTACCAGGTGGCAGTGCTCCTCCAGGTGGTTGCTTAGGCTGACGGTCAAGAGTAGCGCTTGCTGCCTCCTTAAGGTGTTCCTCAGCAGCTTTAGTCTCAGCAGCACCGTCCTGAAGCTCCTTTGCAAAGGCTGCTCTGGCAGGAGACACTTCCTTCAGATGGTCGGGCAGGTTGTCTGGGTCTATTGTCGGTGGAGGTACAGGAGCGAGCCTTGCCACTTCTTCCTTCAGTCTCTTAATCTCATCCTCTCTCTCATCTATCTGCCTTATCTGTGCCTCAGTAGCCTCAGCAACATCACTGCCATCTTCCTTAATCTCTACCGCCACTGGACTCTCAGGCGGCACATACTCTATAGGAATGAGCACGCCTGACTTCCTTGGATGAGGCACTGAAGGATACAGTGGAAAAGTGATTCTCTCTGGGTCCTCATTTTGGCAGTTGAACAGGTAGCTGATGATATAGGCAGGCAGGATATAGTTCAGGTCCCGCTGCTCAATATCGACTGACTTGGTTTCCTTGTTAACTCTCATTGGTTGCCTCCTTTATTTTAGCATCTTCCCTGCTATATTCTCTGCTCTAGGAACCCACTGATATTTTATGTCCACGTTCTGGGTCATCTGCCAAACTTGCTGAGCTAGCTTCCTTAGTCTGTCATTACCTATGTGGTACTGCCTACTAAGCTGCTTTACCACTACCTCATTGTCAGAACACACCAGTACTGGTGGAGGCAGCGCTCTAGGAGTCTCTTGAGACGGGGTAGCAGTCTTGAAGAACTCACTTCCACCAGACTTCCTAGCCTCAGCTACAGACCCTCTAGTCATGTCGTACTGCCTAGCATCCAGCTCCTTATTCCACTTGAGGAAGTACTCGTTCAGTCCATAGATGACTGCCATGTACTCTGCCTCCATACTAGTGTGACCTGCTGGCAGTTCTTGATAGCCACTGCCACCACCATCTAGGCAGTAGGCTACGCATCTTGGGTTAGCATCACAGTACAACTTTGGCATTGCTGCCTCCTTGCATCAGGTTCTTCAAGTTAATAATACCTTCATAAGTAGCCTCCACTTCCAGTCCAACTGCACTCAGTCCCATCCCTTCTATTCCGCACTTGGTAATCTTGGCTACTGCCGACTTCACTTCCTTCTTCTCTGACTGAAGGTTAGTGGGGTCAGTAGGAACCATATTGCTTTTGATTGAAGTCCAGACTACCAGGTCAACCAGCTTCACAGTCTCCTTGAACCCATCAAGTATGACCTTGCCAGTCTTACCTTCCACCATGTTACCTCTGCCATCCTGTATAGTACCATACTCATCTGTAGGATAGTGCACTAGCACGAGGTTCTTACCGAATGACCTGGCAGTATGTAGTAGAGTCCTCATCCTGTCGTTAGCAGGCCCATACTCAACTGGCTGTAGGCGTTCACGATAGTCATTCTCATCAAAGGGAATGTTAGGATGCTCTTTCTTCCACTTGGCAAGTTGTATCTCCTGCAACTCCTGTAACCTGCTGTTGTGACAGATGCTCCAGAGGAGGGTAGATGAATCTAGTATGATAGTCTTAATAGTAGCGTCCTGACATGCTACTACAAAGTCAGTTACTACATCCTGCCATAGCTCCTTCATGCCAGTGACCTTCTTAGGAACCTCTATCCTAGTAGATACTGTCTGCTGACCCATCAGTTTATTTACTTGGATAGGTCTAGGATAGCTCTTGGATGATGAGTCAGTAGTGTCCAGTCTCCAGATAGCTCTCCTGTAACCGCCTACGTCTATATCGAAGTGGCGGAGAGGCTTAGGGAAAGTCAATGCCATAGTGGTCTTGCCAGTTCCCTCGTCTCCACAAATAGCGGTTATGCCGAGTAAGTCATCCATTAAGGCCACAGCTCCTTTATATCTTTCTCTGCTTGCTTCATCATCTTTTCCTCCTCCTTACCCTTCTTCTGTAAGTGGTATATGCTCAGACAGCACAGGAATATGCTATAGTCTATGGTAGTGTTCCTGATTATCTTCTCCTCAAAGCCCTCACCTTCGTCTCTGCCTATCCTGATAAGTATGCACTGGCTAACATGATTGCCCTTCTCCTCCAGTAAAGCTCTATATCCTGCTAGCTGATATAGATGTTCAGGATACAGTGCCTTGCCTGTCTTATAATCTAATAAGGTGGGAACACCATCTAGTATACAGTACAGGTCGGGAGTGCCTCCTACCTTGAGTTCGTCAGATACCAGTGGCTCCTCAATAATCTTAGGTTCCAGTGTATGATTCTTCTCCCAGTTCAGGTATGATGCTAGGCAGTTATTAGCAGCGTCAACCTGGTTAGGTGAGTAGTCGCTAGTGTCTGGTACTACGTTCTTTAGATGGCACATAATGAGATAGTGAGCAAGAGTTCCTATGTCTGCCATAGCATCAACATACCTAGTACTGTCAATGCCTTGCAGTCCTAGCTTGTTTGCCCATACAATAAGTTGTGGCTTGGCTAGCAGACCTACTACCGTAGTTACCCCAGGGACTATGTTGTTACTGGAGTCTCTATATCTAACATGTGCTTTAGTTTTGTCTGACATCTCATCTCCTCGTGTACTTGCTGGCTCGGAGAACTTCGCCTGAGGGTAAGGCTCTTGCTTTCCTTACTCGTCCGATGGTTATGGTAGGACACCAGCGAGCTATTCTCCTTATACTTTATGGTAAACTTCCTGGTCGTCCTTGGCAAACTTCCCTGCTGTTACCATAGTGTTAGCAAAGGAGTCAGGTGCTGACACTGGCTTAGAGATAGCCTGAAGCAAGGCAGCATCTCCCCTCACCTGTGCATCAGCAAGTGCAGCTGCATTGAAGTCAGCCAAGGTCTTGCCATCTAATAGGTTCATAGCCTTATCCATAGGTGACATGCCTTGGCCTCCAGCTACACCTACGCCTTCAATAGAGTAGACTGTCCAGCAGGCTCTGGGTCTGTCCTCATTAGCTCTACCATCAAATAGCAGAGGCATAGCTGGTCTGCCTTCCTCACCATCACACATGACATAGCCTATCCTCTTACCAATGCACTGCTTGATATCTAGCCTGTCCTTAGGCTTAACATAGGCAGGATTGGTAGAGTCTAGCTGCTCAGCTGTGTACTGCTGGTCAGCAACGTTGTTGAAGCCTACCTGCTTCTGCCCTTGAGGACCTTCAGATAGGACTCCCCACATAGACTTCTTCCTGTTGGATAGGCTCAAGGAGATAGTGTAGATAGGGAACTGGTAAGGCTCAATCGCCTCTATAACCTCAATGTCCTTGTTGTTGAGGCTGACTCTGGTGCCTGGCCTAGCTGCCTCACCTTCTCCATAGGATGTGGCTTCCTCAGGCATACTGTCTAGGACACCAGTAAACCTCCGTAGTGGGCCTATGTCTGAGTCAATTAGACCTCTTGTTGTTATCATTTTTTCTTCTGGCATTGTTCCTCCTTACTGTAATAGTCTAATAATAATGATTGGTACTACGATTAGTGTTACTAGGATTGCTACTATAATCTCTTCTTCAATACTACCTCCTCCAGCTCTTTATTACATTATATCACACAGTTGGTATAGTTGTCAACACCAGTGTTACTGCCGTTCCAGCTATGCTATGCATTACCTCCTTCCTTCCCAGTGCGGTATAAAAAATAATGTCTCTAATCAATTATGATAATGTATTCATTTTACACAATCATCTTCTCTAACAGTTTCCTTAAGAGTGCTATACTGGAAGTCCACTGTGTATCAATAGCATACCAAGGACCTATTGAGAAGCCGAGTCGCTTTATGTCATCAGTACGTATGATGCACTCAGGACGCCTCTTTGTAGCTGTGCGGAAGATGAGGAACTTGTCTTTACCTTCAGAGTCATAGTTATCGTATGCCTTTACCTTGTCAGCTGGTATGTCAAGGCTGCTCCACGCTCTGTCTCTCCGTACGATGTCAGCTAGGAGAGAGTAGCCCTCATACTCTGCCAAGACGCTGAAGGGAGATTCATCTTCTAGATAGGTAACAGTATAGCCAATGTCCGTTAGCTTGCCTGCTACTATCTTCCTTGCCTCAGCATTCTTATCTTGGATGTTCATTGTAACTCCTCCTTGTTCTGTTGCATTTGTGGGTAAAATGGTTTGATGTATGTAATACATTACAGACATAATTATTTATACATTACTGCTACTTCCTCTCTATTCTAGTTGTGCATAGTCCAAGTCTCCTCTGACTTCTATCTCCTCTTCCTGTGCTGGGTCAGTAGGTACATGACGGTTAAGTATACGAGGATGGAGAGTGTCCTTATCCCAGCGGATAGAGAGAGATGGTAGAAGTCTATCCGCATTGCGATGCTTAGTGAAGGTTAGGTTTGCTCTAGTGCTAGTGCTGTCTGCCTCTGCCATGTCTATGCGGAGAATAGTATCAGCCCACCAAGACCAGGCTCTAGCACCAAAGCTGTCCTGGCTACCTTTGCCTACAGATGCTCCTGCCTCATCAGTTATTGACTTGCGAGAGTGATGTACTATTATGATGGAGAAGTCCAGCTGAGACATAAGGATGTCTAGCTTATCTAGGAGAGGCTTAACATCAGACTCAGATGATAGGTCTCGGTTGAACATCTTGTAGAGAGGGTCAAGGATTACTACTAGAGGATGCTCAGGCAGTTCAGTGATGCAAGTCTCAATATCCTCCTTGAGAGACTGGAAGCCAAAGGACTCATCTATGTTTATGAACTGCTCAGT